AATGATTTCAGACCAGGAAAGGAACGACGAACAGAAAAGGCGTTCAGAGATTACTGGAGTCGTTATATCCGTACGAGCTTGAATCTGACTGACAGATACAAGTTCTACAGTCTCAAAGACACAGGTATCACGAATATGCTGCGTGCGAACACCGATATTCTTACCGTGAGAGACCAGGCACGACATTCATCGATATTGATTACAGACATATACACTCCCAAGGATATTCAGCAGGCTAATCAGCTGCTATTAAATTACAAGGGAGTGCTTTAATTCTATTAAAAGCAGGGCTGTAGGATGGATATACCCCGTCCTACTGTCCATCTTTCCTACAATTATGAATATACCGAACATCCTCCGAGAGCTTAGTAATGAATTAAAAGGGCATAATGCACTAATACAGATACAAGTAGATGGGCAATACGTTATCAAGCATATTGGTGACGTCAACAAATTGGTCGACAACCCTACTCTGATTGCATACAAGGAGGATAGTTCTTTCCTCGACTGGATGGAAGGGGAGATAGATAAGGAGACATATACAGCTGGGACGATTGCGAATCATAAGGCTGCGCTTGCGGTACTAAGGCGGTTTAAAGAAGGTATGACCTTCACTCAGATTGATTATAAATGTATATGCGATTTCTAGAACTTCCTAAAGAATGCTGGATATGCGATTAATACCATAGCTAAGTTTATGAAGATATTTCGTCGATTCGTCAATCTTGCTATCGACGAGGAACTGATGACTGTCTATCCTTTTCGCAAGTATCATATCAAGACGGAGAATGTTCAGAAACAATCGCTGACAGAAAGAGAACTGAGGAGGATAGAAGATAAGGAGGAGAAGGAAGACTTAACAGAAGAGGAGAGAAAGGTGGTTAAAGGTTTTCTATTCAGCGTCTATTCTGGTCTTCGATTCTCGGATATCGTGCAAGTAACTAAGCAGCACATTAAGAACATCTATCGGAACAAGTGGGTGGTGATGCGTATGCAGAAGACTGACCATGAGGTGAGGATACCTATCTCTAAGATGTTTGGAGGCAAGGCAGCAACAATGATACAAGAGAACAAAACCACTACTGGTAAGCTGTTTCAACTACCTTGTAACGCACGCTGCAACTTGATACTGAAGCGTGTGCTTAAACGATTCAACATACATAGGCACATTACTTTTCATTGTGCCAGGCATACGTGCGCTACTGTGCTATTGAGTAAGGGAGTAAGCTTACCTATTATACAACACATATTAGGTCATCAGAGTATAAAGACAACGCAGGTGTATTCAGCAGTGAAAGACACAACTATTAACAAGGAGATACGAAGAGCGTTTAGATAAAGGTTCCATCGGGACTATGTTTGCAAAAAGAACGTTCACATCATTTAAGGAGTTGGTTTTTTTTGAAGAAGTAATATTTGGTTCAAGAGCTTTTGAAGGAGTAAATGTATCAGGGGCTATTATCATGCCAGGGCATTGCAAGGCAGTGTCAAATGGATGCTTCTTAAAAGCCACGGTAAATACTATAGACGTGCCATCTTCAGTAACATTTCTTGATGGTACATGTTTTATGAATAGTAAAATAAAAAACTTAATTTTTCGTTCAAAAATACCTCCAAAAAGACATGGATATTGGGAGTTTCTGTACGCACAGATAGAGCGTATATACGTACCTGATGAGAGTCTTGAATTATACCGAGCTGTAGACTGGAATGTCAAGCTGCCATTCAATCCTCTTAGTGAGTATCAAGAATGATACTCGCTGAGAGGGCGTATGTTTGTAGAAATGAATCTTGTCATATTGTTATCTGCTCGATATAATTCTAATGAGTCATCAGGGACATAAAGAGCTACAGCACGAATTCGTGAATTATATGAAGATAAAGCTGGTGGAGTAGCAGCTCTACATATCACGATTCCTTTGTTTTTATCAATTGGATAACGAAGAAACATTTGTCCTAAAGACTTAATAGTCGAAGGAAAATCGATGAGCCTGACAGATTGACAATATCCTATGCAGTTATCACCAAGTTCTTCAACCCCTTCCCAAAATCTAACATCAACTAAACCTGTACAATAAGCAAAAGTTTCATTTAATCGTCTCACATTATAGAAGTGTTGGAAATCATTTAGATTAGTGATATTACTATTGTTTCTAAATTTAGTCCCGATGGGATTAAAACAACATTTGAACACCGTTTTAATCCCATCGGGACTAAATTTTACAACAATAATAAGATTGTAAGTTTAAAAGCATTACGTCATTTCAAAATAGAGCGTTTAAACGCTGATATTTTTAGAGATATACCTAATCTAAAAGAGGTATGGATTCCATCCACAGTTAAATCTCATGGATATCGAACTTTCCTTTTTAGTGAAAACATTAAAATAGTGGTAATTTGTAGCGAAATACCATTCACAGACAGAAGTTTTTTCAATGTAAACACTTACAATCATATACCTACGGATTTAAAGGTATATGTACCAGATACTTCGTTATCAAGATACAAGGAAGCGTGGAAAAACTTTCCTTATCTATCTCGATTGCATCCCTTCAGTGAGTATCACGAATGATACTCACTGAGTGGCTTAATGAACTGCGCTCTGTGTGATAAATTGGGAATAGTTCTATAAGCTTCGATAGCTTCGTCTGGAACATACATTACGATTTTTACTCTTGTATATCGATTCAGTAGGAAATCGTTGTGAAATTTAGGTGGTACTGGAGATTGAAAGATAACATTGCAGTCGACGGTATTCCCTTCGAGGACTGAACCTTCAACACGACTACAAGATGAAGGAATAACCAGTTCTTTCAACATGTTAAAGGCTAAACCATACTGTCTTATCTCGCGTATACCTTGAGGAAGACTAATCTTAGTAAGATTGCAGCGTGACAGCATATCAACTTCTATAATAGCAACGTTAGTAAAGAACCTGAACTCTTGGAAGGCATTTGAATACCTTTTTCTTAATTGTGGAATGATAGTCCCGATGGGATTAAAACAACATTTGAACACCGTTTTAATCCCATCGGGACTATGTTTAGAGGAAATAAGCATTTAAAGACCTTGAAGGACCTACGTTTTTTCACTTCTTTAGATGACATCGCTCAACAGATTGTTGCGAACTGTCCTAATCTTGTAGAGGTCTGGGTTCCTGAATCTATGACTTTTATTGGTTCTTGGTTTTCTCTTAGAACTCCGAACTTGAGAACAGTCGTTATGTGTGGGAAAACCCCTCCACGTTTATCTTCCAACTTTATGTACATAGACACGGGCTACAACTATCCGAAAGATTTAAAGATTTTTGTTCCAGATGATGCCGTTGCTAAATATAAGCAAAAATGGGCTAACATTTCTAATGGCAACACGAAAATCATTAAATTTATTCACCCTATGAGCGAGTATCACGAATGATACTCGCTAAGTGGAACAATTTTCCTTCCATCTGCAAAATTAACAGAACGATATGCTTCAATACTCTCATCAGGAACATAGAAGTGTTTTATTTGAGCACCACCAAACTCTTGATATCCATATTTTTTTGGTGGTATTATAGATCTAAAAATTAAGCTGTTTACGGTACAAAACCTAAAACAAGTACTTGCGAGATATGTAACAGAGGCAGGAATATCTATCGTGTCAATAGTAGCGAAAGAGAAGCAACCATCAGAAATACTCCTACATCCATTTGGCAGTATTATGCTTCCGCTTACTTTTACTTTTCCGAAAGCTTTGTTTGATAGATGGGTACTTTCAAAGTACTGTAATTCTTTCAATGATATGAAATTCTTATTTGCAAACATAGTCCCGATGGAACTAACAGCTGCTGCTTCCTCCATAGAGAGCTCTCCATCACCGTCTTTATCCCAATTTTCCACGCAGATGCGCTTCACCTCGGGGTCCTCAAAGCGAATCCACCACTTAGCGATGTTCAATTTAAGTTTTGGATAATGAGTCATCAACGCATCGTAGGTATCACGATATGCACCTGTGGTGAGGTTGATTGTACCGTCAAGCACTGGATATGGGTCATTTCCGTATTGCCCTTCTGCATCGATTCCTTGGTATGTCCCATCGACTAACTGAGACAGCTTATCGAATGCTCGTCCATCGGTAAATGTTTCATTGAAACCGACACAGCGCACGTAACGCAGGGCGTGAGGAACTTGCCCTACCTGCGCATCCATGATGTCGATAAGTTTCTTGACTGGCTGAAGATTGTCGCAACCACTCACGAAGTAACTCATAACATTAGGAGCACACGCCTCTGTGTTACACTTCTCATTTGTCAGCTTGTCGAGGTTTTTCAACTCAACGTATGACGTGGAAGCAGAGTAGTCGACTTCTTCCAGCGCACCACCATCAGCGAAGTGTGCTTCGGTAAGAGATGCCCCCCCAGCGAGGAATTTACGCAAACGATAATTAGCACGCATATCGAGCGCACCTCCGAGCGTAGATATGTTCTGTACGTCAATCTCCTCGAGCGATGTTGTGTTACCAAGCGTAAGCGAAGATATAAGTATCTTCACTTTCTGCTCATTCTCATCTCCTAACTTAAGACGCTTCAATCGCTTACCAATGATTGACAGCGCACCATTGATGACATAGGAAGACCAATCGCCTATATCGAGCAGATAGTCAGCTGACTTAACAGAGAGTTGCTGGTCGGATGTGCCGTTAATGTCTACAACTATCTCGCAAGGCTTTCCTGCATCTGTGCGAGCACCACGCATGATTGTGGTACCATATGCAATCGTAGGGTACAGCTTCATTGCAGGTGTCAGGCGCAGAATGATTGAGTTTGTTGTAGCATCCGCCTGTGCAGAGGTACGCACAGTGATTGCACCTTCTGCAGTCTTTGCGTCATAATCACCGAATGAGTATTTGCTCATTAGGTACTGAATACGCTTCTTTACCCACGCCACCTCAGGCGACTTTCCATCACCAAGCGACTGACCCAGTGGGTCGGTGTCGTTCGTGTATTTACCTTGCAGCATGGCAAGCTTCATTTTCTCGTACAGCTTACCATCTTCATTGTATAACATAGAAGAGAAATTGTCAATTACAGAGAAGTAATACTTCTCGAAGTATGCAAACAGCTTTTGCTGGTGCGTACCCTTTTGTAGTCCTCCGAGTTCCTCCATTTTCGCAAGCATACGACGCATCATTTGCGCACGCTCCTCTGGATATGCTTGCTCCATTAGGTTCCACAGTACGGACTTCTCACCATTCCATACTGGTGTGCCGTCAGCATAGGTGTCGTGAAACTCTACCCAGTATGGTTTCTTCATTAAACCTTGATTAATTACTGCCAGGATAGTATCAAGGTCATCCTGACGAAGTTTCCATTTACTCTTTGCCATATCTATTCTACATTAAAGTTATACGGATATGTATTCTTTGCACAGTTATCCGTCGCAGCCTTAATTTCTCCGTATGACTGATGAAAAAGTAGGTCCATTATGTCCCAGTCCTGTGGCTGCTCAGCACGGAACTTCTGAATACGTGCTGACTTGAATAGCTCATTGAGCTGAGCAGCATCACTAACCGAGTTGAATATCGCCTCGGTTAGTCCGTACTTGTCACCAACTAACTGCTGACGGAGATTAACCACCGACACACCGCTGTCGAGTGTTGAAGGGCAGAAACGCTTATATAAGCTATCGTAATAGTATAGGTTGTATTGGTTTGGGTCGCCCTGCTTTGCTATCCAATACTCGATATGTGTTGAGTGTGGGTCAGCATTTAATTCGTCGAGCGTTCCATTGAAAGGCTCGATAAACGTATCGCACTGATATATGATGTTGTAAGCAGTGATATACGACTCTACAAGCTGTTCTGCACGCTGACGTGTTTCGTCTTCTGCTGTTGACTTATCATCCACAGGGAGATTAGCGTAATCTAAGTCCAAGCAGTTTTCCCAAGAGAGTTCAGATACTTGGTACTGATACGCTTCTTCCTCCGTGTTGTAGCGGATGCGCCTTTTATCCCAAGGCACTTGATACAAAGTAATACGTGGTGAGTTGTCAGAGCCTTCAATAGATAGGAGGTCTGGGAAAAGGTCCTTATCGTAGCCGAAGGTTGCTGCGTCGCCCTTGTCAGGTCCAACCGTAAACAGACCGACAAACTTATACGTCACTGTTCCGTCCTCTGCCGTTTGCTTTTCAAATCCTACGAAGGTCTCTTGGTATATAGATACTCGTGCTTTGCTGTCCTGTTCTATTCCCTCATTGGTCAGACCGACTGCTTTCCATAGATCCGTAAATGAGTTTACAGAACCCATCTTGTGATATTGCATTGAAGAAGCTATATTCTTCTTTCCTGTCAGCTTAGAGATTTTAGGCAGGTTTTTGAACAGCTCAAATTTCTTCTGTTCCGTTAGTCCGTCCTCATATACGATAGTAGTATCTTTAGCTACCTTTGCCTTCCAGTTCCATAGGTAATAAAGCATTGATGATGTACCCTGACCTTGCAGCTGAAGGTTGGTAATCGTCAAGCGGTTAAGGTTCGTATTGCCATCCTTAGGGTATATCTCAAGCGTTCCCTTTGGACGATAAGACTTGCCGTACTCATACGCAGGCAGTGGCTTATCGAAAGTAAAGACATTTACCTTGCCACGCACTTTGTCGAAGTCGACCGTGGTGCCAAGCGTATCGTAAATGTCGTTATCTAATTTCTCTGCACTCTTCTCTCCAACAGTTGAGAGTGCATTGATATAGTCCTGATGCACGTTAGCTGCATCCATTGCACTGTCATACACACGAATAGAGTACAAATCAACATCCGCCTTATCCGAACCTATTACGATACCACCGCCTGAACCTATCTGCATAGAATCAGTAAGCAAGTAAGCGAACTTGCGAGCTTCAATGCCGTCAATGTAGAGGTAGACGAGATTAAGATAGTAGGTGTTTCCATTCAGTACGTAAGTGTACTTCTTAGGAGAGATAACGAGTGCCAGGCGAATGCGCACACCATCATCTGTGCTCATCGCCTGCACATCAGCATTACGCTCACTACGAGTTGCGAACATAATAGAAGACGGCTTTACTTTCAGACCGACATAACCCTTCTGATAAGGCATAGCGATAGATATACACTCTGCATCGTAATCAGAAGTGTTATTAATCTGATAGTCAATTTCGATTGTCTTACCACTCTGTGCTGCCTCCTTGGCGAAAGGTTTGTAATCGATAGTCAATCGAGAACCTGCGAGCAAGCGCAATGTGCGTGCGCCTTCATCGTCTGTCACCCATCCGTCACGTGAGAAGGCAACGTTCTGCCACTCTGCACCGATATGCTCGGTATTGATGAGATTGCGGAGGACATTGCGGTCGGTGTCGGTGTTATTTCTGTTCTTTGCATTCAGATAGAATACCGCTCCAGCAGTAGCTGAATAACCTTGCGAGTTATCAACAGGGAAAGGAATTGCATCACACAAACGCACCTCGTCTGTTGGGTGAGTTCTGAACCCAATTAACGCTGTGAAATCAGAGTTATCAATCGTCTCAACCTCAAGCGAAAGGGTATATTGCATCTTGGTTTGTGTCAGCGTATTTTCTGAAACATTCTCTTGCAGCACCTCGTTATCCTTCTTCATCAAGATAGACAGCGGTGTTGTTACAGCCTTGCCGTCATAAACAGCATATTCAAGAACCTTATTCTCATACCAGTTAAGCAGTTTCTCTGCCTTGTTATTCACGACAACCATCTTCACAGCCTCGTTGTTAGCCACCGCCATAAAGTCGTAACCTACAGGAGTAGTTTGGACCGTATTGTCTTCATTCGATAGCCAAGCAGAGAGATGGAAGATACCAGTCTTATTCGTGAATGGAACGGTGTAAGCGACAGGCGATGAGGTATAAGTTGCTGTACCGAACTGACGCTCATACGTCTGCTCGTAGCCTTCACCTGTAATCTTCACATGAAGCGTCTTAGAGATGTTACCGCTGATATAGCATGGAAGAACAATATCCCCTTGGTACGCCTTCCACCAATTGAACTCAGAGATAGAAAGGAAGAGGGCAGACAGCGTGATTGAATAGACTAAGGCAGGAGAGGTTTGCCCCGTAACCTCACCTGTAATCTTCACCATGATATTATTCTGACCGCTCTCTAAGAACTTGAATACATCAACAGTTGTAACTGTATTAGACTGACATCTACCACGAGCCTTACTCACGAACGTACCATCGCCTGCCTTAGCGAATACCTCATACGTTCCCCACTCACCACTATCAACATAATCCGCCTGCCCAACATCCTTAGTGCGAGACACGAACATAAATCGAATAGCGCACTCGCCTGCTGACTTAGAAGCCGATAGCGTAGTCGATGGCGACTGATTGACGGCACGGAGATAATAGAGGATAGTCTGTTGCTGTCCTCCACCTCCTTGCCCAATATTAAGTTCAGACAGCTTCATAGGGACCCATTCATCACCATTCCATACGAGAACGCATGTCTCGGATGTGAGCTCGTCTGTCTCGCTATTTACGTTTGAAAGCTGTCCAAGTGTAGGACGGTTCTTTGCAATCGTCTTCTTCACACGTTCCTCCTCCGTGTTCTGTGCGTCGATTAACTCGTTAACCTTTTCGGGCAACTTGTTAAACTCATCAGCGGTCAGTCGTCCGCCTGTCTGTTTATGTTCTAAGTAGAGTTTTTCTATCGTCATATTAAGATAGCTTGAATGGGAATGTATAAGTAAATGCGTTGTTACCCTCTACCTCGACACCGTGCGCAAGAGATAGAGCGTGACAGATGATGTCTTGAAGAAGTTTAGGGTGAGAGGAAGAATAACTCTCACCCGTATTGTCTTCGATGCCACGGATAGAAGCTTGTACGAAGCGATTATCCTTTGTGCGACTTTCTGTGATATATACCTTGATGTGCTTCATTAAATCCGCCTATACTTTTTCAGAAGCCAAATAATGATATAAGCAACAGCAGCTAACAGAGTAGCAGAAAGAGCACCGATAGCCCAACCTCCAACATCCATCTTTATCTTCTGCCATCTACTTAACTCTCGTTCAATGACCTTAGGAACCTCGATGTGTTCCTTCTTAGTTGCACGCAAGCTGTCATTGCTTGCTTTGTAGCGGTCAATCAGACGTTGGAGAGTAAGATTGTCCTGAGTTGCATGCCATCTATCACGATAACGAACTATCAATTTCTCCTTGATGTTGCCTTGCTCGTCCTTGATGATAACAACGCTGTCATGAATAGCGACACTATCACGGATGTTTATCACCTGTCGAGTGATTAAGCTATCCTTGATATGTACGCTATCCTTCCTTGACATGTAGATAGTATCTGTGCGAATAGACTGCACAGGAACATACACTCTATGTGAACAGCTTGTGAGGCAGAGAGCCGTAAGTGCAAGTAATCCAATAAGGATTAACATTGAATACACGTAGTATTTAATTTCTTTGTCGTCCATAACTACACCTTTAATGTGAAACACAGTCTGCGTTGCTTCCCGTCTGCACGCTTATAGCCTACATGCACCCAACGTGATGTGTTAGATTTCTCGATAATGATCTGGTCGAATGCGTATCCCTTCTTGGAGAACTCGTTAGCCATGAAGCGTTCAAACTCTGCCTGCTTACCATTGACAGGTTGCAAGTCAGCAGCGTAGCCCTCTACATGTGCAGAGTTTTTCACACCTCCTACAGCCTTGTTCAGTTCTGGTGTGCGGTAGCCACTTGTCACACGGATAGCAGGATTCTCGATTTTGTGACGCTCACAATATTTACCCCATTCAGAACGAATAGCCTCTAAGAGAGTTATCGTCTCGGTAAGGTGAACTTTCACAATAGTAGGAGGGTTATTGTTTATCTTTAATTGTTCAGCGGTGCTGGATTGTACAAGCTCCGCAAGTGTAAAGTTTGCCATACTATTCTTCTATTTTTTGATTTACATTTTTCTCTTCACCAATGTAGTCAGCGACATACTGAATAACTTTCTTTGCATCTCTATCTGAAGCAGCACTAACTACAGATTGAATGATGCGCTGCATATCAGCAGCAGTGCTCTTTCTCTCTCTTGCATGTTCTATGAGACTCTTTGTTTCTATGATGAGTAAGGCAGCAGAGAACAGTAATGTACAGATAGGGAATGTCTTAACACCTATCAGAGAGCAAGATGTGAAAATCACTACGTCGATGATCAATGCGATAAGGAGAAATCGCCAGTACTCACCAATCTTACCAAGCGTCTTACGCATAAGGTGCGAAGTCAAGGGCTTCTTCAACTTGTTTTGCGTATAAACTCTGTCCCACAAGTCAATGAAGGCAGCGCTGACTACCAAAGCCCACATCACGACACATGTTATAAGATGTGTAGCTACGGAGTGAATAAACTCTGGTGTAAACTGTAATTCAACTATATCCATACGAACACCTCCTTTACAATAGGAAAAGAAAAACACCCACAACAGCACCAAGCATACCTGCACATACATCGAGCCAATCGAACTGCTCCTTTCTGTAGTAGTAATCAACACTCTCTTTTCCTGTCATGACAAAGAATGCTGGTACCAATGCGAAGATTAAGTACGCATCAATAGCATGTAAGGCTTTGCACGCAATCATCGAAACTACAAGGCCAACAAACATGTGTAGATACTTGTCGCTACCAATGGCAGCGAGCCTTCCAAAAATCCTGTAAATACAATCTAAACTTTTCATATCACTATTTTATTTAATTAAACATCCATATTAGGTGCTGGTATAACAGCTGGTGGTTCGTCGCCATTCGATGGATTGATTAGATTCCCACCACTATCAGAAGAGAAGTTATTTCCGCCTAATTCCGAGACATACGATTTATCAATGACCGTGTCGTAATAAACAGACCGTACAGAGTAAGACATCTTTTGAGCAACAACCGCACCTCCACTTGTAGAGCCTATCTCGAACAATCCACCATAAATCATTTCTCCTGTCTCTCCAATCTTCAGTGTAATTGGAGTTGTAGCTGCTATTATAGCCTTATTGTCGTCTGTGTACTGCTCTCCTAACTGTAAGGTTATATATTCATGTGACTTATCTTCAAGCGTAGCAGTCAACTTAATATCACCACCGCCATAAGTATTCTGTTGAAAACCTCTATTGGTGATTCTCACAATGATATTAACACCGAGATAAGCCTTACCATCACGCTTGTTAACAAAATATCTGCTGGCGTTGATTAACTCCATGTCTACGCCATACTTATTCACGATACCACGATGATTAAGCATTATCTGTGGCTGTCCGAGTTCATTCGCAAGAATGATGTTCGGATACCCGTCAACTTCACCGAAGTAAATTGAACCGTGTTCACATCGCATACGTACACGAGAAGCATCAATTGTTCCATCTGAAGCTACGAACGCAACCTTACCCTCTGGAGTCTGAACCTTGAAGTTCTTTGCATTGACGGTGAAAGAGCTATTCTCACCATCCATGTGCATACCTACAGCTTCAAGACCAGTACGCAAGTCTTTCACAAAGGCAGAGATTGATTTACCACCAACATTAAACTCAGCCTCGAACTGTTTAGTAGTATAATGTTGTGCAGACTGCCAATCTTCGATGCTAAACTCTTCACCCTTTTTCTTTGGATGAATGCAAACAAGCAAGTCGTTGCGGTACTTATCTCCGAAGGTAGCGTTACTCCACTGGTCGCCTGCATCGTATGGAGGAACTGGTATAGCTTGCACGAACACTCGTCGCTTACCATCCGCTGTGTCCTGCGCACGCTGTGCTGCTTCAAGCGACTTAAGCACATCAGCATCCGTTATCTCATTCCAGGCGAAAGAGCCATCAGGGTTCCGCTCGAAAGAATAAGCACGACCGCCACCTGTCTCAACGTATGAGCGATTGTAGTAGATATCATGCTCATGCAATTCCTTTGTAGCATCGTCCGCCCATTCATTAGCAGGTTCATTCGTCAATGAAGGAACAGCATCACCGAAGTAAAAGGTAATCTGTCTATCTGACTGCTGTAGGACCGAACTAATACGTCCCTGCATAGATTCTAAAAAGTCTTGCAGACGGATATACTTACCACGATTAGCAGGGTTCTCAACCCTTATCTCGAATTTCTCCTTATCAAAAAGGAAGATAGGGTCAGGAAGGGTAAAGCTATTAATACCTTTTATAATCTTAAAGTACGGTGAATCCTCTCCTGCTGCTGATTGTATGATAGCACTCTGTCTTTCTGGAACAGTGAGGTTGCCAAGCTGCACAACCTCGTCACCCACCTGTGGAACATCGCTACCGCTTGCGTAGTCATCTACATTCGTATTATCCGCGATGTCGACATAATCAGTACCAACAGCTTTAACACGCCTATGCCAGTAGTGATTAGACAGCTGACCGCCAGCATCTACCAAGTTGAATGTCTCGCACAGTGCAAGGTCATTCACTTGCATAGAATTATAGATTCTACGTCCGTCAGCATCTTCCTGACGGAAATAACATCTCCAGGCACCTACGATTCTCTCAATCTTAGAAACCACGAAACTACCAGCAGAGTTCACAATCTTGCCCTTGATGTGAGAGGTCTTCATAATCTCAACCTCCTCAGCGGTAAGTTTGCGATGCACGTGCAAGTATTCAGCATCTATATGCCAGGCACCTTGTTCATCCTGATAGATAGATACGCCTGACTCGCCACGCACCGACTTACCAAACACGATACCCTTCATGAAGGTAGTCAGTGCATTAACGATTGTATCTTGATCTGTTCGAACGATTTTCTCCCAATCGACACTCTTAGGGTCGAGCGTGCGAGCAGACTTAGCTTCGTCAGCTAAGCCAGCGAGTATCTTCTGCGCATCCAAGGTGAGGTAACCACCAATGCGGTCGAGCGCATTCAGTACCGACATATTGTCGTGGCGGTGTCCAAACGCACCATCACCCTTGTAAGCAGCGGTGACCTCACGAGAGAACCACTCAAGGATTGCTTCTGCTGTTGTGATGTTCCACTTGTCAGAGTAAGGACTTTGAACTGGAAAGAGAGCCCCACTGCTCAGTGGTAGTCGCTCAAGCTCAACTAAGCGTGGGGCGATGGTAAAAGACCCTACATCAGGAATCTTGATATCCAACATTGCAGGTGCAGCGTCCTCTGACCTGGTAATATTCAGGTAAGGACGTGCATCTGCGTACTTATAGGTAAATGTATAAGATGAAGGGAGGTCTTTTGTCTGCCAACTGACGTCGCTCTCTGTTACGACAATGCGACGTACATAGTTGCCTGTGTAGAGGAACTTACCCAAGGAAGGGAAGAAGTCGAGCAACCATTTGCGCTCTTCCTTAGAGAGGAAGCCTGTGTTCTTCTTGTATTCTCTGACCGTGTCAACACGATATTCTTCTGAGTCATTCTCAATCTCTGCCACATTGTGCGTATGTTTCGCAGTGTTTTCTGCATCACCATACGCACGGAAGGTGTCGAGACCACCGAGTGAGTTTTCAAAGAGTACCCACTGTTCTTCTTCGCTACGAATATCTGAAGCATAGTATCTCTGAATGTAGGTGAGTCGAGTACCAGCAGCGTCTTCTATCCATACATCATAGTAGCTTGGCATCTTTCCTAACTTACCAGCGATGACACCATATTGCATAGGCATTGTCCACACCTTACCGTGAGAGAGGTTGCCCAACACGAGGTCAGACTGAACATAACTACCGTTCTCTTCTATATATGCACGACACTTAGCCACGCAGTCCTCGACAGCGTAGTAACTAAGAAACTCTGGTGTGTAATACGTCACAGGCTTGACGGTGGGCTGCCACGTCAGGAAGTTACGCTTCAACCAACTCGAAGCGGTGTCAGCAAAGTTGTCTATACCTGCACGCAGTACCGTGAATTGCCATGACTCTTGAGCAGCTGTCTTATCTTCTATGATATTAACAAGGAACTCACGAGCAATATTCGGTTGACGATAAATTGTAGTCGACTCCTGGAGCTGAAAAGATAGCAGCGGAGTGATGATGTTCTCCAAGTCTATCTCTATGCGCTTAGTCTTGTTAGGTGTATAAGTGTGCTGCACAATGATTTCATTCGACTCTGCATACTTCAGAATGAATGTAACCTCTTGCGTGCTTGATATGATAAAGTGATTCATTGAGCCAGTCAGGCTGAGCGAATCAGGTTTAAGAATAATATCCATGTGCGAATTGTTTAACACAAAAGTACCCTATATATTTGAGATAATAAAGGACAGGTTTTAACCGACATAATTAAAGAGGTACGCACTCCAACCACACCTCCGTCCGAGTGTATTCGTACTCTCCGTGTCGGAACCAGCCACCTTTTCGTGTTATTCGTTCAGTATATGAACGCTGCTTACCATATTGCACACCAACATACTCAGCTGAAGGTAGAGGAGGGTAGACCGTCACGAAGGTCTTGTTTCGTTCTCGATCAGCAGCCTTGTATTCTTCCCAGCTGACAGATGTTCGTTTTTCTTTACCCACCCACTTATACTTCACATCCATAGCCTTGAGTTGCTCATTGATAGTAGGAGCGGTAATGGTTGGCTGCATAAGCGACACCGTGTAGAGTTCTGATTCTACTGGTTCATTCTTACCACCAAGTGTGAACTTGAGTTTGTTGAAAAAGAAAGGCACGCCACGAATAACGACCTTAGCATAAGAGGATAGGTTCTGTTTCTGCGACTGAGAGAGCAGCAGCTTCACCTTCATGTCGTGAAGTGAATTGCGTAGCAGCAAGTCATATTCACGGTAGAACTTCTCAAAGATGCCTTGTGGACCATTGTAATGCAGGGCATAATCGAAGATGCGAGGATGTGAAGGTGCATTCACATCGTAAGCAGAGATCGTTCCTGCTGGACGACTGTCTGAAAGATAACTAAAGGCGAGTATCGTCTTTTGTTTGTTGGCAGATTCAGAGGTGTTCTCCTTTGGTTCTGTCGCAACAACCATCTTCGAGTTGAGCGACATGTACGAACCTACGTAGAGGAACTTACCCATATCATAGGTAAAGTCTTCCTCCTTGATTGTAGCCTTATAGCTAAGCATTCGTAACTCTGGTATAAGTTCAGGAACCTTTATCTCTTTTGCTTCAAGTGTCTCGCCAGTGTTGTAGTCTTGCGAGGCTTCGCCTATCTTCACCGTCACTTGGAAGTCACCAGACCATCCTGTCTTATAGATAGCCCCATCGACAGGGTCGAAGTAAGCGTTCGGGTTCGCCTTTACTAAGCTGTCTATATCATCGTAGGAGTCTGATATTTCAGAATCAACCTTTTCCTCCGCTGAGAGCGTAACACGCTTATAGTCGTTCTCCGACTTATAAGAGAGCGTAGGTTCTTGGGTTACGCAATGGGTAAGGTCGGTATTCGGAGGTTCGTTCAGCGCATCACGCAGGAAGATGATATCTGCAATGCGCTTACCTTCATCAGAGGTGAACTCACAGCAGAACTTCTTGCGAAAAACAGAGATAAAATCTGCACAAGTAATATCAGGAACAAGGTCAGCGACCTTTATCTTTCCATTCACCAATACATCCATCACATTGTTTACGACCACCATCTTATTGAATGGTTCTGTTCGAGTAAAGAAGTTCTCTTGCAGCTCATACCCAAAGTAAGCGAAGACACGCTTCAGAAGATAGTTCGCACGAATGAATGGCGACATATAATATCCTGGTGCGAGCGTGATAGGTACGTCATTGACATACTCTGTGCGCTGTACTGCATTATAGAAGTCACAGCCTTCACCGCTCATATCGGGGTGAAACGATGTAGCTGAAGGTACCTCTGGAAGGAAGTCGTAGATCTTGTCGTATCTCAACACCTTTTCCTTACCAAACCCATTTAACACCTTATAATTAAGACCTTCCTTTTGTCCAGAATCATCCGTGAAAAGCACTGGAAAGATGCCGTAATGCTCATTAGAGTTATTGCGAAGATTACGACAAAAATTAATCCCTTCTTCTACAGTGTTCACTCCTGGTATGAATTCGCCTTTGAAAATATCCTTCAGCTTTACCTTCTGAATCCTTGAATAGAAGGAGCCATCGTTAATGTAGAAGGAGGTTGATATTCCACCCTTGTATTGAGCAGACAGCACCACCTGCCTACATTGAGCGAAGTACTCACCATCTTGTATCGCGACATCTGTAGCGGTCATCTTCACTCGTCTACCGAACGAGTCAGGGAAACCGAGTATCCTGCGATTACGTTCTGACGAAGGCAGTTCGAGCGGTGTCGTCTGTTCTCCGTAATCATTGAAGAATGGATTGGTTCGTTCAACTTGTATCTGTGTGTCGGGCTTGAGGTTGTAGTCTTCGCCCTTCTCTATGTTAGTTATCTTCATTACTATGTAAGGTGTTAAGTCTATTTACTTCCGAATCTTCGTGCCTTGTCTTGTAGCTGCTGTTTCTGTTCTATCTCATTAAGAGAAACTGATGCAGGGATGCCGTCAACAGACAATCGGTCAAGCACATCAGTAAGTCGCTCGATGAGTGTATCCTTGTAGGAGTCTTTAACCACACCACGCACGTCATTAACTGTTGGTGTGACATATCCACCAGAGGCACGACCTTGTGCCTGTTGAATGAGAAACTTATTCATATCGAGGGTACGGATAGTTCCTGCACGCTGCGCACGGTCGATGATATCAATGAATGGTGCTACGGTAGGATTCTCGACGGCAGCGTTCGAAGCCACCCACTCCTTACTGTGACCATACCCTCCTTCTCCGACGAGAACGGTTGGTTTGTCGATAAATCCACGTCTGTCAGGGTCGTAATCAGCACGGAACATTTTGCCATCCTGTCTACGCTCGACATCGATACTACCACCAGACTCAAGACCTGTAGCAACACGTGCGCCTGAAGCAGAGGCGGAACCACCTGCACCACTGAGCGACATACGTTTAACACGCTGACGTTCAGCGTTGGCAGTAGCAAGTTGCGCCGCACCAGTGATACCCATCAAGGCAGCAGCGATAGGACCAGCGATAGGACCAAGTTCGCTAAGAGCCTTCATTATAGAAACAGCTGTGTCAGCTATAATCTGAGAGGCCTTGATAGCGAAGTTAACATCAGCATACTTTTTCTGTATCTTCAGTTTCTCATCCGCTTTCTTCTTTTCAAGTTCCGTGGTATCTTTACCTGCTTTCTTTGCTGCTTCAATCTCCGCATCATACTTCGCATCAACGTTCGCTTCCTCTGCTTGCTGTAGTGCCTGAACAGCTCCACTGGAGAGGTTAGAGTAAAAATCGAATGCCTCCTTCATTTTGGCAATCTTCATATTCTTCACTGCCTCTTCATATTCTTCTTCAGATATCTCTTTATTCTGAAGGTGCATCTTCAACTGATCCAACTCTGCATTGTAGAGTTCCTGCTGTGAGGCCAGACCATACTGCTGACGTATCTGAAGGCGGTGTTCTTCTGCCTGCTGATCAAGAAGAGTAAGAGCCTGCTGACGTTCCTGCTCATTGAGTACACTATCATCTTCTATCTTCTTACGACGTGCGGCATACTGGTCACTGAATGTGTCAAGCCCATACTCCTGTCGTGCTTGTGCCTTTTGCTCTTCTGCTTTCTTCGCATAGTCTACGATGATAGCAGCCTTAGCAGCTTCGTAAGCCTTTGTAACTTCCTTCTCACGTTCGCCATTCTCTTTTGCTCGTTGCAAGGAAGCCTGGTAATATCCATCCAAAAGGAGCAACTTTGCATCACATTCTTCTTTAAGCGTCTGTGGTTTAGCAGGTGCGGACTCCTGAATCTTCTCAAGAGATTCGTAGTATTCTTTTTCTGCCTCGATATAA